AAAGCATATGCATTCGCATATGCCTTAACTAATACTATAATCACAAACAAATAGTTCGTGTTGAGTGTAACGAAAACACAGATGAACGTTAGTTCATCTACTAATAACTAAATACATTATACAGCTGGAACACTTGTGAATGAAATTATTTGATATAACTAATCGAAAAACAATTTTATCTGAAGAAGAAATCGCATCAAGAATACCTGGTGCTGCATCATTGAGACGTATTGGCAATGGATATATGTTCATTGCTGGTAATGACGTCTTTAGATTCCGTGTTGGACGAGATGGAATTGACAGCATAGGTGAAGCTAGACGTATGGCTGAAGATTTAAAAGATCGTTGGAGTTTAAGAGGACAACGTCCTGCATTGAGAGAACAGTATGCTTCTGCTAGGATAAATCCAAGAAACTTACCTGGTAATACAAAACAACGTGTTAGACAAATAAGTGCAATTAATAGACAAGCATTTCCAAGAACTTCGGCTTTGATGTCTGGAAGATTCGGACGTGTGTTTTTAAGAATGCTTAGTGCGTTTATGGTTGAAGAAATCTTACGTAATAGTATTTTAATCACTATGGCAAACATTGAAGCTGAATTTATGGAAGGCGAAATTACTGAAGCTGAATACATAGATAAAGTTGAAGTTGCTTGGGGTATGTATGCAATACAAATTGCAGGTATAATGATTGTTTTTTTACGTGTAGGAAAAAATGTAACCTCTATGGTTAGAGCTATAAGAACAATTGTTAGAACTGGGCAGCTTGCAGTAGGAAGCTCTGGTGTTGGAACAATTCCGGCTATTATTAGTGCATTAGTATCAGAAGCAGGATTTCAGTTAGCGATTTATGCATTAACCAATCCTACTACGCAAAAAGCGTTAGTTGATTGGATTGTTGAGTGGGGTCAAGAAAGTCTCATAGGAGCAATGCTACAAGGTAGTGTAGAACTAGCTGGTACAGGTTTACAAGGTGCAGCATCAATTTTAAATAATATCACTGGTGGTATCATTGGTAGTGATGATTTTTTTGCTGCTAGTGGCGCTGCTGAAGCAAGCGGATTTGTAGATCCTGGAGCAAGAGAGATACCAGGAGTAAATGGTAGTGCATATGCTACAAGTCAATGGGCAAGGCTAGTGTTCCAAGATTTGATCTTTCCTCCAGGTACAAGTTTAGAAAGTCGTAAGGTTCCATATTATACTCGTTCACGCAGAGAAATAATGATGGCAGAAGACTTCGGCCCTTTAGCAGCAGCGGCTCCGGAAGATCCTGATGCAACAGATCCTAGAGGACCTGATCAAATTCCGCCAGCACCTGGACCAAGTGTAAACAGTGGAGCGCCAGGTTTTAGACCAGGACAATAGTTAAACCCAAGCTAGTTTAGTATTTTTACTTGTATCGATGTTATCTTTAATGATGTTGTTGAATATTTCTATATCTCCAACATCTGTATCAGTAAGTAAGTCATGTATGTTAGCACTACCTCTCATATACCAGCCAATACGATACCAGTTGTCTTTAATTTGTTTTATTTCATTTTCCATATCATCGGCTAGTGAGTAGACTTCGGTGTCGGTTAGGCTCACTAGCCTTTCCCGAAAAAATCCGATGTATCCAATGTAACCTGCATTTCATCTTCTTTATTACAATTGGTACATTGCACGGTATGGGTTGGTGCTGACCAAGTTTTAAAGTTTTTCTCTATTGCATTTTTTACTTCTGCAATATATTTGTTATCATTGTTTTCAAAAAAGTCTGCAATTTCATTTTTATCTTTTTCAACTTCGCCTTCAACTTCAATGCCTACCATTGTTGCGTAAATTGAATCTAACTGAGTACGTGCAAGTTCAACATACAGAGGTTCCATTGCTTTTCCTTTTTCTTCTTCTGACAAATCTTTGTTTGTTATAATAGTGTTCAAAGAACGTCTAATACCTAAAAGTCTTTTTTGATTGTTTGTAAATTCTCTATAGTTCAACGGACGTAAATGGAAAATAAAATCGTCAACTGGTAGTCTGTTTACAAATGATTTTGTGCTGTATGAATCTAAATACGAACTTAATGGTATTTCATATTGATTTTCTGTGCCGCAATCACCACAAACTTTATTCACAGTCATTGATCCACCATAACTTGCAATTCTAATACCTACAAGAACAGTATCAATATCAATTGTAGGTATACTCCACGGGTCTTGAATACCAGGTACACAACTTTTAATTGTTGCAACAGTGGCTTCTCCGTTAATTAATGCATCAGGAGTTTTGAATGCTATTTCATCATTTGGTGTCATACTAAAAACAGAAATATCGCTATACTGTCCGTCAAGTAAAGCACCCGGAGGATAGTATTCGCCTCTACTAGGCAAATCTATTTGCAACTTTGGTTGCCTCCTGTATTTTCTAAGTATGCTTTGATTATTCATGTTAGTACTCCTGTCAGGTAAATATACTATAGCATATTTATTGTACAATTATCTAGGAGTATTACGATTTGGCTGAAGAAACCGGCGGCGCATTAAATTTTTTAACAGAAAATTTTAAAAGAGCAGGTAGTGACATAGCAAGTGCCGGTTTAGGCATTGCTGGTAACCTTCTTAGTGGTTCACAAAGTTTAAGTGCATACTCAGACGCTTTAAATTCAAACACAAAAATATTAGGAACAGCCAGTAAAGCTATTGCAGGCCTGGTAAACTTTGCTGAAGGTAGTCTTAAAGAGTATCAACAGCTAACAAACATAGGTGCAACTTTTGGTGCTAGTGTTGTTGATATAAAACAAAGTGCAGCAGAAATGGGTCTCGAAGTTAAAGAAATGACTGAGTTTTTTATGAAAAATCAAAATGCTTTAAGAGTATTAGGCGGCACTACTGAAGATGCTACACAAAGTTTTGTACAAATGAGTAAAGACTTTTTAGACAGTGATTTTGGTACAAACTTACGTATGCTAGGTTATGATGTACAAGATATAAACGAATCATTGGCTACATTTGCAGATTTACAAACAGTTGAAGGTATGCGTAGGATGCGTACTGATGGAACATTAAATTCAAATGCAGCGCAGTTTGCAACCACATTAGATGAATTAAGCAAACTCACAGGTAAGCAAAGAGATCAAATTGCTGAAGAAATGAGACAAAGACGCCGTAATGGCCAAGTTCAAGCATTGCTATCAACACTCAGTGAAGATTCGGCAATGGCATTGCAAGAAGGATTGCAAACAGCAGGTGAATTAGGACCAGGTTTTGAAACACTTATTCAGGACTTGGTAGCCTTTGGTGCACCAGTAAGTGATGCAAGTAAAGAGATTGCAAAAGCACTTCCAAGTGTAATTGATGAATATGAAGCATATGCACAAGCAATAAGAAATGGAGCAAGTGCAGAAGAAGCACAAGGACTATTAGATGAAGCTATAGGTGCAAGTGTTGAAGGCATGGAGTCACCTGAATTTGCAAACCTAGCACTACTAGGAAACTTTAGCGATGTAGGTGCGAATGCTGCTGATATGTTAGAAAGCAGTTTTGATTTACGCAGAGGTATTACTAGTGCTGCCGAAGGATCAAATGACTTAGCAGCAGTTATAGGAAGTTTAAGAGATACAATTGCAGATCAACAACAAGCACAAATAGGCGCAGGTGGTATTATTAGACAAACTGTTGATATGCAAGAAGCATTACGTGAAACAGTAATGTATGTGCAACAAACTGCTTTACCTGCACTTGTAGGTGCAGCAGAAACAGCACTGACAAAAGTAACCGAAGCAATGGGCGATGATGCAGCATTACGTAGACAAGTTGAAGAAGCAATTAGTAAAGTGCTTAATCCTGCTGCTGATGCAATTGATAGATTAAACGAAGGATTTTCATTTACGCCAAACACTGTAGACATGGATGCAGAAGAAGTAATTTTAGGCGAAGGAACAGCAGCTGATTTAGCAAATCAATTAGAAATGGATATTGATAATGTTTTAAATGAAAATGAAATTTCTACAAGAACAGATATTGAAGAACATGTTAACACTGCAAGATCAGAATTAGCTGATGCACAACAAGAGTTAGCAAGATTACACGAACAACAAGGTCAAATGACAGCAGACGGCTTTACTGCTCAAGATGCAGCAAGTAGATACATTTCTGAACAAATTGCAAATGCAGAAGCTAAAGTTGAAGCAACTAAAAGAGTAGTTGAAAGTTTAACACATATGCAAAGAGTTCCTGGTAGTATTAGAGGATTTGATAGTGGCGGCAGAATTCCTTTAGGTGAAATGGGATTAGTTGGAGAGTTTGGACCTGAGATTATAAGTGGTGGTGCATCGATTACAGGTCGTATGAAAACTTTCGATGTAATGAATAAAATTGCAGAAAGAATGAATAGTGTTGCTACTTTGCAAGAAAATCAGGTTGACAATTCTAATGCGATAAGTAATAATAACAATAGTGAACTCGGTAATATGATTAAAAATTTAAATGATGCTATAAGAGATTTAAACGTAGGAATATACAATGTAGCAAGCATTAACGAACAACAACTACAAACAGAACTTAAAAATTTACGTGCTACAAAAGGCTTAAATGGAAATATATTGAAAGGGGTTGCTAGATGAGTTGGAAAAAACATTTTAAACCAGTACAAACTGGTAACAATCCTTCAGGAAGCTACAGTCCTTTCAGTTTTAAACAAGGACAAGGTTCTGGTGTAGGTCCTGCGGCTGCTAATTATAGTTCACATTTGCCCGATGTTTATGTTGGTTCTCCTAATCGTATTGAACGTTATAATCAATACAATACAATGGATAGTGACAGCGAAGTAAATGCTGCACTTGACATTCTTGCAGAATTTTGCACACAGACATCAAAAGAAAATGACACCCACTTTAGTTTTAATTTCAATAAAGAAGCTACAAATGTTGAAGTTCAAATTCTTGGACAGTATTTAAAACAATGGTGCAAACTTAATAAATTTGAAACAAGAATGTTTCGCATTATGCGTAATGCATTTAAATATGGTGACCAGTTCTTTATTAGAGACCCAGAAACACAAAAATGGTTTCATGTAGACCCTAGTCAAGTTACTAAAATTATTGTAAACGAAAGTGAAGGCAAGCGTCCTGAACAATATGTTGTAAAGAATTTAAATTTTAGTTTTGAAAATCTAGAGGCAACACCTCTTAATACACAAAACAGCTATGGTCCTGGTGGTACACAAGGATATCAACAGGTAACAAATCAATTTGGCACAGGCGGCAATAGTACACCTGCAACAGGAGCAAGCAGATTTGAGCAGGGCGAAAAAGAAACTTTTGTAGATGCTAATCACGTTGTTCATTTGTCAATGAGCGAAGGACTAGATCAAAACTTTCCTTTTGGCAACAGTCTGCTAGAAAGTATTTTTAAAGTTTACAAGCAGAAAGAACTGCTTGAGGATGCGATTATTATCTATCGTGTCCAACGTGCGCCAGAGCGCAGAGTATTCTACGTTGATGTGGGCAACATGCCTTCACACCTTGCTATGCAGTTTGTGGAGCGTGTTAAAACGGAAATACATCAAAGACGAATCCCATCCAAGACAGGTGGTGGACAAAATGTTATAGACTCAAGTTATAATCCACTGTCAATCAACGAAGATTACTTTTTCCCACAAACTGCTGAAGGACGTGGATCAAAAGTTGAAACACTACCAGGTGGTACTAACTTAGGTGAAATTGATGACCTTAGGTATTTTACTAACAAGTTGGTGCGTGGCTTGCGTATACCTAGTTCCTACTTGCCTACTGGTGCAGACGACGGTGCATCGCAGTATAATGATGGACGAGTAGGCACAGCATACATTCAAGAACTACGTTTTAATAAGTATTGTGAACGCTTGCAAGCAATGGTTGAAGAAGTTTTTAACCAAGAATTTAAATTATATTTAAACAGTAAAGGTGCAAACGTTGACTTTGCAATGTTTGACTTAAAACTAACTCCACCACAAAACTTTGCAAGTTATAGACAAGCTGAACTTGATAACAACAGAATAGGTACATTTACACAAATGGCTGCTATTCCGTATATTTCAAATAGATTTGCAATGAGTAGATTCTTAGGTATGAGCAAAGAAGAAATTGCCGAAAACGAACGTCTATGGCGTGAAGAAAACGATGAAAACTTAATGCCAACGGATGCTGAAGGAAGTGCAGAAATGCGTAGCGCAGGTGTTACTGGAGGCGACTTAGGCGGAGACTTTGGTGGTTTAGAAACAGGATTAGATGATGACTTAGGCGGCATCGACGGCGGCGAAGATACACCACCTGATACTGCCACAGGCGCAGACTTAGGAGCATTAGGCGCTGAAGAACCTGCTACAGATCAAACAATTTAAAAAGGTAAATAATAACATGATACTAAGAGAATTGTTTTATTTTGATGACGACACACTTGAACCTACAGAAAATGATAGGTACAATGCTCAAGATGACATGAGCGTTTTGAAAATGTCTGATAACAGAAAAGCAAAGCTCACTTTAAAAGACATTAATAAAGTGCGTAAAGCAAGCGATATGAAACGCAAAGAACAAGCAGAAGACTTGAACTTTGTGAAACAAATGTACGGTATTGCAGCACAAGCAGCAGCCGCTGGAATTTAATGTCTGAGATAGCCTTTGTGCTTGGCAATGGCACAAGTAGAAAACAAATATCAATACCTCAATTAAAAGATCAAGGAACTGTATATGCTTGTAATGCAGTTTATAGAGAATGTGCGGTTGATCATTTAGTAGCTGTAGATACTAAAATGATTATGGAAATAGCAGATAACGGCTATCATAGGCATCATAAAGTATATACTAATCCAAACAAGTACAGCCAATCTGTAGAAGGGTTAAATTTACTCAATCCTAACAAAGGATGGAGTAGTGGTCCTACAGCATTATGGCTTGCTAGTACACATAAATTTAAAACCATTTACATATTAGGATTTGATTTTTTAGGAGTAGGTGAAGATAATAATAAAGTAAACAATTTATTTGCAGACACAAAAAATTATAAAAGATCAGACGAAAGAGCAACTTATTATGGTAATTGGGTACGGCAAACTACTATGACAATAAACACCAATCCAAGAACTAAATACATTAGGATAACTGAAAACAATAGAGGTTTTGTACCTGATCAATTAAAAGATTTACAAAACTTATATCATCAAACTATACCTGAATTTGTGCAAAAATTCAGCCTAAAAGCACTTCCCGTATAAAAACGGCGTGTTTTTGCCCCATTTTAAGCGTATATTTTAAATAAAGTGTAAATATAATAGACAGCCTTGTAAATTTAAAGGAGAATAACATGACTGAACGCAATAAGTTTGAAGAAATGCTTGAGCGCCTTGTCAATGAAGACAAAGCAGGTGCGGAAGAGCTTTTTCACGAAATCGTGGTAGAAAAATCACGTGACATTTATGAATCACTACTTGAAGATGAAGAAGTTGAAGAAACAACTGACGAAGAAGTAGATGAAGCAACTGATGAAGATCTAGATGAGTCAGATGACGAAGACCTAGACGAAGCAACCGATGAAGAAGTTGACGAATCAGAAGAAGAATTAGACGAAGCAGACGAAGAAGTAGACGAAAGCTTCTTTGATGGTGACGTAGCAGAAGCAGACCCAGTTGATGACATGATGGGTGACATTGAAATGCCAGACATGGGCGATGAGCCAGAAATGGGCGACGAGCCAGAAATGGGCATGGACGACGAAGGTGAAGGCGATGTAGAAGATCGTTTAACAGACATTGAAGACATGCTAGACGAACTAAAAGCAGAATTTGATGCAATGATGGCAGATGGCGACGACGAAGCACCTGCAGATGATGAAATGCCAATGGACATGGATTCAGAAGAAGGTGACGACGACGAAGAAGCTGAAGAAGAAGCAATTGCTTTTGAAGACGAAGAAGTTGAAGAAGCAACTGATGACGAAGTAGAAGAGTCAAAAGCACCAAAATCAGCAGGCGAAGTAATGCGTGAATATGTTGACACAGTGTCACCAAAAATGGGCGATACAGGTACTAACGGTACAAAATCAGCTGTAGCAAGTAAAAATGATATGGGTGGTACATCAGCAAATATCGCAGCAGGATCAAAAGATGAAGCAGGCGGCAAAGCAGCAGCACCAAAAGAGGACGACATGGGTAACGTGAACGTTCCAGGTGGTAAAGCAGCTGACATTAAATCAGCACCAGCAGCTAAAGCAGCCGGCGATGCAGCTAATAAAAAATCAACTATTGGCAGCTAAACTGATTAAGGACTGACTGATGAATTTACTAAATGAACATTTGAGTTTCGACCAGGCTAGGATTGTTGTTGAGTCTGCTAACGATGGTAAAGACCTTTACATGAAAGGTATTTGCATTCAAGGCGGAGTACGCAACGCAAATCAGCGTGTTTATCCCGTTAACGAGATTGGCAGGGCTGTCACCACACTCAACGAACAAATTAGTGGTGGCTACTCAGTGTTAGGTGAAGTAGATCATCCAGACGGACTTAACATTAACTTGGACCGTGTAAGCCATATGATCTCAGAAATGTGGATGGATGGACCAAACGGTTATGGCAAGTTAAAAATCTTGCCTACTCCAATGGGACAACTGGTAAAAACAATGCTCGAAAGCAGCGTTAAACTAGGTGTTTCATCAAGGGGTTCAGGCAATGTAAAAGAAGACGGATCAGGAGAAGTAACTGATTTCGAAATAATCACCGTGGACGTTGTGGCTCAGCCTAGCGCCCCCGGTGCTTATCCAACACCAATATATGAACACCTAATGAATACCAATGGTGGTTTGAAGGCGTTCCATACAGCTAGGGAAGTACAAGGCGACAAAAAGGCACAACAATATATAAAAGAGAGTCTATTAAACATAATAGACAAACTCCAGTGACCAAGGAGAAAAAAATGAATGATGCACTGAAATCACTCTTTGAAAACACTGCTATTTCGGAAGAAGTTCGTACAGAACTTGAAGAGGCTTGGAACGCTAAGGTGAAAGAAAATCGCCTTGCTGTTACTGCTGAACTACGTGAAGAGTTTGCTGGCAAATATGAACATGACAAGCAAACTATGGTAGAAGCAATTGACGCACTAGTTACTGAAAAACTAAGTGAAGAAATTGCAGAATTCCAAGAAGATCGTAAGCAACTTGCTGAGGCAAAAGCTAAATTTGCAGTTGCTCAACGTGAAAATGCAAACTTGTTAAAAGATTTTGTATTAGAATCGTTGAAAAAAGAAGTAACGGAACTACACTCAGATCAAAAAGCTATGGCTGACAAATTTGTTGCTATGGAAGAGTTTGTAGTAGAGTCACTTGCAAAAGAACTTGCAGAGTTTTACGAAGATAAAAAAGATCTTGCTGAAACAAAAGTACGTCTTGTACGTGAAGGCAAAGCTCAACTAGATAAAGTTAAGTCAGACTTTATCAAGAAAAGTGCAACATTGGTATCAGAAACAGTTGCTAAAGGTCTCACAAAAGAGATTACAGCACTAAAAGAAGATATCGATAGCGCACGTAAGAATGACTTTGGTCGCAAAATATTCGAAGCATTTGCTAACGAATACACTCACAGTCTGCTAAATGAAAAATCAGAAACATCTAAACTATTAAAAGTAGTTGATGCTAAGACAAAACAAGTAGCAGAAGCACGTGAAGCAGCGGCGAAAGCAATCAAACTTGCAGAAGCACAAGACAAGAAAATCAAAATGATTAACGAGTCTATTGCTCGCAATGACATTATTAGTGAACTAACTGCTCCTTTAAACAAGGATCAGAAAAGTATTATGATGGACTTACTGGAATCTGTACAAACGAAGAAACTTCGTGAATCGTTTGACAAGTATCTACCGGCAGTAATTGACGGTAAATCTCCAGCAAAGAAGAAGGCAGTATTGGCAGAGGCAAAAGAAGTAACAGGCAACCGTGTAGAAACACAAACAAATGACATGACAGCAGACGCAAAAGACAATTTAGTTGACTTTAAGCGTTTAGCTGGACTATAAATAAGGAGAAACCAATGTCAGAACTATTAGAAAGTCGCTGGCACGATACTAAAACAGCACTTCTTGAAGGCCTACAAGGCACAAAGAAAGCAGTAATGGCTTCAACACTTGAAAATACTCGCAAGTATTTGATGGAGACTGCAACTGCTGGTGCTACATCTGCCGGTAATATCGCAACACTTAACCGTGTTATTCTTCCAGTAATCAGACGTGTGATGCCAACTGTCATCGCAAACGAGATTGTTGGTGTACAACCAATGACTGGTCCAGTTGGCCAGATTCACACACTTCGCGTTCGTTATACAGACACAGCTGATGACGCAACAGCAGGCGAAGAGGCACTAAGCCCATTTAAACTAGCTATCGGTTACTCAGGTGACGAAGCTGGTTCAGATGGAGGTAAAGCAAACTCAACTTCAGCTATGGAAGGTACCGCAGGTAACCGTCTAAGCATCCAGATCTTGAAGCAAACTGTCGAAGCGAAGACACGTAAATTGTCAGCTCGCTGGACATTTGAAGCAGCTCAGGACGCTCAGTCACAGCATGGTATCGACGTAGAAGCAGAAATCATGGCTGCACTAGCACAAGAGATTACTGCTGAAATCGACCAAGAAGTTCTTGAGTCACTATATAGCCTAGCAGGTTCAGCGGAATCAGACGTACAGTTTGACCAAGCTGCTGTTTCAGGTACAGCGACATTTGTTGGTGACGAACATGCTGCTCTAGCAGTTATGATCAACCGTGCATCAAACAAAATCGCACAGCGTACACGCAGAGGCGCAGGTAACTGGGCAGTTGTGTCACCACACACACTAACAGTACTACAATCTGCAACAACTTCAGCGTTTGCACGTACAACAGAAGGCACATTTGAAGCACCAACAAACACAAAAATGGTTGGTACATTGAACAACGCAATGAAAGTATATGTAAACACATATGCATCAGACAGCAAAGATGTACTAATTGGTTACAAAGGTTCTTCAGAATCAGACGCAGCAGCGTTCTACTGCCCATACATCCCACTAATGAGCTCAGGTGTTGTACTAGATCCAACATCATTCGAGCCAGTAGTAAGCTTCATGACACGTTACGGTTATGTTGAGCTAAACAACACAGCATCGTCACTTGGCAATGCTGCTGATTACCTAGCTCGTGTAAGCGTTTCAAACGTATCATTCAGCTAAGGCAAACATTATAAAAAAACAAGATAGGCCCTACGGGGCCTATTTTTTTGATAAGTATATTGTATTGGAGTTGATATGGAACACACTGGCACAATTATAAAGTTTAGTAAAAGAAAAAAGTATGGAACAATACTACCTGACCAATGGAAAACATTACGTCAAGATGTTTACTTTGAAACAATAAATTATGAATTTAACGAAGGTGACAGAGTTGAATACACATATATTGAAAAAAAAGGTAGAAGATATGCAGAAGAAATTACAAAAATAGGTTGACTTTTATTTTGTATATGCTATATTAAGTACATAACGAAGACGACGGTCCAAGTTAGATAGTGCAAGGAAACGCTGCTTAGTAGAGGCAGTAACTTGGCTAGTAGCTGTAGTGGCAGCGCATGAGCATGGAGACATGAAGATGCGTATTTTGGAAATAACTATCCGATGCTAGGCTTCGCTTTATTAGACAGGATCTACAAAGGCGATTGTTGGTAATCCTTAGTCCAACCTATCAATATTATAGAGAAAGGTCTGCAACATAATTGCAGGCCTTTTTTTATGGTCATTATAACCCATTTTTACTAAAAAGATAAATACTTATGTCAAGAGGAGAGCCTCACGATGAGGACTTATGCAGTACCCACTGCGTAGACCTAGAACGTCAACATAAGGAGAAAAACAATGGGACGTCCAGTAAATAAAAGATACTTTGGAGCAACAGGTGGAGCAGCAGCTAATATTCCAATTAGATTCCACGATGGTTCAAATTTAATCGAAGGTTACATTTTATCACAACGTGGTACAAATAAATTTAACTGCTCAAACGATGGTGATACAATTACAAGAATTTGCAGATTAACATCAGATGGTTCAGAACCAAACGCAAATTTAGAATGCCAAATCATAGGTATTGGAGATGGCGGCGGCGCTATTGCAATTAAAAAGTTATTCAACAGAACAGCAGTAGATTATAACGGAAATCGTTATACATGGACAGCTGAGGACGACTCAACCGAATCATTACTACGTTTGACTGCAATCTAAGGAGTTAGATAATGGCTCAAAGAGTTGAAATACTTGATCTCGATTCCTATAAGATTAAGTTAAATGATAACGCCACGTTTACAATCGACACTGGTGCAGATTTAGGAGAAGTAAACATTACAGGTAGCTTGAATGTTACAGGTAATATTACTCAGACCGAAGTTAACGAAGTTGTTGTTAGAGATAGAACAATCACACTAAACGACGGTGAAGTAGGTCCAGGTGTTAGTGAAGCAGATGGCGCACGTCAAGCTGGTTTAATTATCGACAGAGGCGAAGCTTCTGGAGGTTTTAACGCAAGCATACTCTTTGATGAAGAATTAAAAAACATAGTTCCAAGTGATTCAGGATTAGATTTAGCTACATTTCCTGATGTAGATGCAGGCGCATTTATATTTAAAGATTCTCAAAATAAACTTAAAACTTTGTATGCTAGTGGTATAAAAACTAATGGCAACAACGATTTAATATTTTTAGCAGAAGGCACAGGAATAGTTAGTGTTAGAGGTACTGCTGATTATCATCAACAAGTATTTCCATACGTTGCTGGTGAAATACAAAACATAGCTAGTAACCCGGATAAACTTGGAACACCTTATGATTTAGATGCTTTAATTACTGCAAAAACTTTAACTGATTATGTAAGAGATTATCACAAATACAACTATCAAGATAGAATTACATATAATGATTTGACTACAAACACTAGTGTTAGAATTTTTGATCAAGAAATAGAACCATTAGAAGACAGTAGAGCAGTAATTACTGTTGATAGTACAGAAGCGGCTATATTTTATGATGATAGAGTAGAAATAGGAAATATCAGATTAAATGATAACATAATTACCAATCTTGATTTAATCGGCGATGTTATTATTAGAGGTAGCGGCACTGGAGTTGTGCAAGTCGATAGTGTTGCACAACTAACAGAACAAACTGATCCTACTGCTGATCCTAGTGAAGGTGTGTTGCTTTACGGTAAAGCAGAAGGAGACGGCGGCACTGGTGTGTTTTTTAGAAACGCTTTAGGAACGCAAGACGAACTTATAAGCAGAAATAAAGCTCTGCTTTTTAGTATTATATTTTAAGGAAAGAAGATGGCAATAGTAAACTCAACCATAAACGCTACAGATACTACCATATTAACTGTTCCGTCTGGAAAAAAGTATGCTATTACCACTATTCTAGTATGCAATACGGCAGTTGATGATGGATCAGGAATAGGCGATACTAGCTTTGACATGCATGTTGTTGTAGACGGTGATGCAAAAGGTGACGACAATCAAGTGCTAAATGATTTGTCAGTGCCTTCGGCAGAAACATTTACGTTTAATGTCGAAAGACTGGTATTAGAAGAAGGTGATAGGATAATTATGGTAGGTGCTGCACCTACCAATTTAAGTGTTACATTAAGTTATTTGGAAGTTTAAAACATGGAATATTTTAAGGGTCAAAAAATTCACGAAAGAAAGATTAACGATCAGTCGGTAATCCTTAAATCTAATGGTGATGTTGAAATAAACCCACCAAGTGGAAAGTTGGCTATTGACGCTACAGTTACAGTTACAGGAAACATAAGCGGTCCAGAAGTAACTGATGTTCTTTATGTGAATCAAGACGGTAACGATAGTAACGATGGCCGTAGTATGGGCCCTGATGGTGCAAAGCGCACTATAAAAGCAGCAGTAGCAGTTGCCGTACCAGGAACTACAATTATGGTTGCTCCTGGTGACTACTATGAAGATAATCCAATTTCTATGCCCGATTTTGTTACAATATCTGGCACAGGCGAACTGCGTAATACAAGAGTTTTTCCAAATAATCCAACTCAAAATTTCTTTTTAATGGGTAACGGATGTTATCTATATCAAATGACATTTAGAGCTTTGAGAGCTCCAGCGTGGTGTGCAAGTATTAGACCAGGAACATTGTGTACAACTTCGCCATATGTGCAAAACTGTACAAACATGAACGGTCCTTGGTTAAATGATGGTACTGAATTTGTGCCATTTGAAACTGTACAAATTGAAGGTATAGCACCAGGCGCCAGACCAATATTGATCGAAGACAATCCAGCTATTCCTTATGAAAAACAAGTAGACTTAGAAGGTGGCGGCGGCGGTATGCTAGTTGATGGAGATTTATATAATCCTGCATCTTTAGTTAAGTCATTTGTTGCTGACGCATTTACTCAAATTGCTCAAGGCGGACCTGGTTTTGAAATTACAAACTTTGGATATACGCAGATTGTTAGTTGCTTTACAGTTTTCTGCACAACAGGATTCAAAACTACAAGAGGTGGTTATCTAAGTATTTCAAACTCTGTTAGTGACTTTGGCGATTTTGGTTGTGTAGCAGATGGTTATTATCCAACAAGTTATACAAGTGCAAGACCAGTTCAAGATTATTATTCAAGTGTTGCAAGTATTACAGTTACAAGTCCGGGTGTTGGATATGTAAACACTCCTGCTGTTGTAATTGATGCTCCTACTGGAGCAGGTGGTACACAAGCAACAGCAACCGCAGTATTAGATGCAACTACAGGTAACATTGCAGGTGTAACAATAATTGATCAAGGATCAGGATACGAAAGAGTGCCTGCTGTCCAATTTGTAGGAGGTGATCCGCAAATACGTGCAGAAGGAACTATTAACTTATCAACAAATAGTTTGATTAGAATAGGTAGCTTGAGAGATAAACCACAGGTTGGTAGTATTGCACAATTCTTAAACGACAATACATTTTATTACATTACAGAATCAAGACAAATTACACCACCGTTCTTTTACGATGAAGAAGTTTGTAAAAGAGACACAAGATTTATTATTGATGCTGTAATAGGTGATATTGTTTTAGGTACAAATTACCAAAGTATTGCAGCAGGTAGAAGTTATTTACGTGCAAGATCGGGTAAAGTTCTTAATGATCAATTAGAACCTACAATATTTGGTATCAACGTTGCAAGAGACGAAATGATAGCACTTACACAAAACGTAGCAGTGCAAACTCTAATAACTGAAAAATTTGCTATTATAACTAATTTCTTAAGAAACGAAGACAGTAGTGCTGCACCAGATATTGTGTATAATGATTTATCAACTGTTGACATTGGTGTACGTAGAGCAAAAGATAATATTGTAGCAAATAAAGATTTTATTGTTGAAGAAATTACCGAATATATTAGAAATCAGTTTACTGAATTAAGTTACAATGTTCCGCAATTTGAAACAGATGCAAATAACTTGTTAAAAGCCACAGCATATTATTGTGCTTTAGGAAGTAATTACCATGTTGTAAGAGATGCACAAGAGTATGTAGTTAGAGATACACAAAAAAGTCTATACTTAGCAGCATGGCAAGATGTACAAAACAGAGCATTACAACTTACACAAGTACAAGCTGACAATACAATGTTGCAAACAACAAATGAAGCATTTAATACATATATCAATATTTTTGATGATGGCGATAGTGCAGGTATTACTATTGATTATCCTGATCATACCGGAGTTGAAGCAAATAGAAGAGACGCAAAAAATCAAATACAAGCAAACAAAGCATTTTTAGCAGATGAATTTATTGCTTATATGAAAAGCGAACACCCTACACTTACTGATACTTGGACGTCAGTAGATGAAGATAATTTTTATGCAGATTTTGAAAAAATTGTAGATGCTTTAACTTATGATATTTTGTACACAGGTAACAGTGGCGTAGTGCGTGAAGGATTTAGATATTACGCTAGAAGAAAAATAGACGACTATACTGCTATTAATAGAACCCGTATTGCAGATGGCTTTGCACGAATGAGAGCAGTAATTAAATCTGTTGTTAGAGAACAAGTTGTAGTTCAATCACCAGGCGCAACCGAAACGCAAGATTTTAGTAATGCAGCAGCTACAAGTATTGAAGCAGATGCACTAGATTCCTTGTTGTTTAACATTGAAGACATGGTTGCGGAAAATACAACAAGTAGATTGCCTCTTATTTCTTATCCAACATATGATACTGAAACAAGTGTAAAACAAAATGCTGCAAATGATATATTAAACAATAGTACAAGTATAATAAGTGCAACAAATTCATACCTTTTACAAACATTTCCTAATCAAACATTTGATAGAACAAAATGCGAAAGAGATGTTGGTTTAATAATTGATGCTGTTTATAGAGATGCGCAATTAGGCACTAACCACAACAGTTTAACAGCAGGACAAGCATATTATAGAGCAAATACAGCTTACTTTACTGAACAACAAAAACCTGCAACAATTATGGCTTTACGTAAAGCAAAAGAACTTAGTGTAGCAGCGGTAGAGTTAGACAGTTTTATAAAAGATCAAGTAGAAGCTCGTTGGGAAGATGTATTACAAGTAATCGAATATGATGAAATTCCTAGTGAAGGTAGAGTTTTTGAAAGTCCTGGTCCTGCATCACAAGATTTAATTGATGCAGTTGAACAAGTAATTAACAACAGAGAATTTTTAACAAAGGAAGTTACTGCATATATTAATAACGTTTATGATAACGGTAGTGGCACTTTATTTGTTTATGATGACGACAAATGCTCAAGAGACACAGGATTAATAATCGATGCAGTATCAGCTGACGTTGCGTTTGGTACAAATTATAATGCAGTTACAGCAGGTTTATCATATCAAAGAGCAGGAAGCTCTTATGTACAAAGCGATCAATCTACACAAACAGTGGGCGCAATTACATATCTAAAAGGCAGAGCGTCTAACATTATGACTGCTGATGCTACAGCAGTTCTTAGAAGTGATGCTGCTTTTGATGAAATTATAGATATTATTCAAAACGGTGTTGTAAGTACAGATACAGCCGCAGACGCATTAACGTTTCCTATACCAACAGGAGCAGCAGCAACAATTACAGCAGCTAGAGATAGACTGCAAAATAACAGAGACTTTTTAGCTGCTGACGTAGGAGCCTATATTGTAAACAACTATCCAAGTTTAACATTCAATCAAACAAAATGTGAAAGAGATGTTAGATATGTTGTCGATGCATTAACATATGATATTGTTTATGGCGGAAATACAGCAACAAGAAAAGCAGCAAGCGCATATTTTGAAAATGCAGTAACACAAGTTAGTGGACAGCAAGTAGAAACAGCAGCTGGTTTTAACCACTTGCAAAGTTTAATTGAAGATATTTTATTAGGCAACGCAATAACAGCGCAAACTGGAAATGCAGAAACACAAGATACAAGCGGTAGCAATTCAAGTGCAACTGAAGTTAGCGATTTAGAATCATTAGTTCAAATTGTAGAGGATTGTATTGAATATGGAACTGATACTCTTCCAGCAATATCTTCGCCGTCAACTGCATGGGTTGATGCAGGTGTATTAGCTGCTAGACAAGATTTTGTAGATCTAAAGTCTACATTACAAACAGATACTATTAGCTATATTAACACTACATACAATGGATTCTCATATAATCAAGAAAAATGTGAAAGAGATACAAGATATATTATTGATGCATTATGTCATGATTTATTGTATACAGGTAACATTGCAATACTCATTGCAACAAGAGCATATTTCTTAGGATCAACACAATACTTACCAACTGAGCAAGCGGCTATAACTGGTGCTGCATATGCACACTTAGCAGATGTGGTTGCTGATGTTATACAAGGTGTTGCAGTTACTCCGAGTACAGGAAACGGTGAATCTCAGAGTTTAAATGGAAATTATGGTACACTTACAGAAGCAAACTCAGCAGAGAATTTGTTGCAAATTATCGAAGATGCTGTAACGAATCAAACTTTAAGTGGCACACCTGGTGAAATTCAACCTAACTTTAGTTGGTTAAACACAGTTCAACAAAATGCAGCAGCACAACTATTAGCTGCAAAAGCAACTATTCAAGGTCAAGTAACAGACTTTATATTTGATAGTATTGTTGATTTTGATTATAAAGTTGATGTTTGTGAAAGAGATACAAAATACATTATAGATGCAGTAGTCTATGATCTGATGTACGGAGGTAACAAACAAACTAGACGTGCAGGATTAGCATACTACAATAATGCTGTAATTGAAGGTCAAGAATCAATTACTGAATTAACTTATAGATATCTAGGCGACATTCTAAAAGAAATTGCACAAAATAATCCTATTACAAAAAGTCCAGGCAACTCTTTAACGCAAGATGTAAGTATACCAGACGGTACTCTAGCTGCTGGACAAACTGTAGAATTATTAATTGATAGAATAGCTCAATCTATTGAAGAAGGTTATACAACAGGATGGAGTGAAGTAAATCACGATTATTCGTTGGGTAATAGTACATACAATATAGAACGTGAAATGATTTTACGTAACACAGAAAATATTGTTGACGAAGCAATAAAACAAATCAACGCAACATACGGTGGTACATATGATATTATTATATCACCAGGTTTGATTACTATCCAAAACGACACACTTGGACAGCTTTACAATGTTAGTACAATTTCAACATCAGGTCACGCATTTGAATATGTTGGCGCAGGTATTACATATAACGCACTTCCATTCTTTGGCGGATCTCCGATTGCCACGCAAGAAATTATCGAAGTAGGTCAAGGTAAAGTATTTGCAGGTGGTACTGTTGACCAAATTGGTAACTTTAGAGTTGGTAATTTCTTTGCAGTTAACGCACTTACAGGTGCTATTACACTTAACGCTAATGAAATTGACTTACAAGGTTTAACCAGTGTAGGACCATTTATTAGAGATGGTATTCCAGTTGGTGTAGAACTGAAAGAAGTAAGTAACAATCCTAACTTAACAGCAAGTAACGGTTTAGTAGATATTAACACTGCTCCAACACAATCAGCTGTAACAACATACGTTGAAAATAGATATCTTAATAAACTAACAGGCGGTACTGTAACAGGAAACTTGATACTTGATGGTAATTTAGATGTCGACGGTGATGTGTTATCTACAAATGTTGATAGCTTCAACCTCTTAAACACAACAGCAGAAACAATTAACTTTGGTGGTGAAGCAACCGTTATAAATGTAGGTTCTGCAACAGGTTTAGTTACAATTAATCCAGATTTGTTAGTTGAAGGTACGCTTACAGTAAATGGAAATATTACATTTACAGGAGACGTTGAACTAACTATTCCACAAGAAAGTCTACAAGCATACAGTATTAGTGTTGGCACAGAAGACTATGTAAGTATTAATACACGTGAGGGCGAAGAAAAATTTACATTTGGTGAACAACCAAAAGTTGAAATTCAAAATGATAGCGGTAGTACAAGTCCTACTACAGGTGCTCTTGTTGTAGATGGTGGTGTAGGTATTGGTGAAGATTTATATGTTCAATTGAGTTTGAATGTAAACGGAGATACACGTTTAGGTAGTGATAGAGCAGAAGATACAATTGATATAAATGGTATTACAGATATTGATCTTCCGGATGATACTGTTGACGCATTTAGACTACACGAAAACATTGAAGACTATATAAGTATCAACACAACCGACGGCGCTGAAAAAGTAGAAATTGGACAAATAGCTAATTTAGTGTTGTTAAATTCTGACGCTGCTACTGACAATTCTACAGGCGCATTACAAGTAACAGGTGGAATATCTTCACTAGTTAACATACACGCTGGACAAGATGTTGTTGCAGACAGGGATTTAATTGCTGACAGAGATGTAGAAGTAAACGGTACAAATATTATAACTGACGAAACAGGTACATTTAACGTCTTTAATACAAATGCTACTACTATAAACGCATTTGGCGCAGCTACAACAATTAATATGGGTGCTGCTACAGGCACAATGACTATTAATGTAGAAGATGTTATTATTGACAGTACAAGTGCATTACAGATTCCAGTCGGTACAACACTAGAAAGACCTACAGAAGTACAAGGTCAAATTCGTTACAACACAACTGATAGCACATTTGAAGGATATGACGGTACTGCGTGGGGATCATTAGGCGGTGTGAAAGACGTTGATCAAGACACTTATATTAGTCCTGAAGATTCACCAGGTACTGACAACGATCAATTAAAATTCTTTACAAATGACGCTCAACGTTTTATAATTGAAAATGCTGCATCTTCGTTTGATAGTACAGTTTTAACAGTAACACTTAACGCAACTACAACAAGCACAGATTATCAAACAGGAGCATTAGTAGTAGCAGGTGGCGTTGGCATTGCAGAAAACTTGCATGTACAAGGATTTATAAGTGGCAATAATGACGGAAACTTACAGTTAACTGATTTACAAACAGATGCTATTATTATTCCTGCAGATACTATTGAATTACAAAATACAGCAAAAATATTCAATAACGCTGCCGCTGGAGATGCAACAAACATCATTTATCCAATAACACTTGCTCATCATAATGACGGTGGTTCACCTGGAGCAGGTGGTGGTACTGGTCTTAAATTTGAGTTTGAAACAGGAAATAGTAACTTTGAAAACATTGGTGTAATTGATGTTGTTGCTACTGATGTAACAAGCGGACAAGAAGACTTTGACATGGTCTTCCGCACAATGATAAGTGGTGCTGCTGATGTTGAAAAATTACGTTTAAGTGAAACAGTTTCTACATTTACTACTGATGTTGCAATCAATAATGATACACTAAGCACTGATCAAACAACATTTAACTTGTTAAACACAACTGCTACAACTGTTAATTTTGGCGGTGCAGCAACTACAATTGCAATCGGCGCATCGGGCGGCTTAACAACATTTGATCAAAGTGTTACTGTAAATGAAGACTTAACAGTAGATGGAACACTGGTACTAACCAATAACGATCTTGAAGTACAATACGGTGGTACAGGTGTAAGTACATTTACTGAAAATGGTATACTTTATGGTGATACTGCAAATCCAGTACAAGTTACAGATGCAGCTGGTACTAGCGATGCAAGTACAAGTTTCCAATTACTTACTGTAACTAGTGATGTTGATGCAACTCCGGTTTGGACAGATACAATCGACGGTGGTAGCTTTTAATTAAGCTACTACTTTTCTCCTATGATAAATAACTGTACAGCGATTTCTATCGTGTAGTTTTGGGCGTCTATATAGACTTGACCCGTACCTAAATAGGAGGCATGCCGAATGGCAACAACAATTAGACACAAGCGTAGTGCTGTGGCTGGCAAACAGCCAATAGTTTCTCAATTAGAATCAGGTGAATTAGCAATCAATACAGCCGATGGTAAAGTATACCTATTGCGTGATGATAACACTGTTCAAGATATTACCAAAAGAATTTTTGAAGGCGATTCAGAAGTTAAAGTTGATGATTTAGGAGCTGCTGATCAGGCTCAAGTTACTGTAACTGTAAATAACACAGAACGTATGATTATCAATGACACTGATATTAATTTAAAAGATAGAGTTAATATCGAAGATGCAAATACGCTTACATTTAAAGAATTAACAGCATCTGGCGATGACGGTGTTAGTATTAAATCACCAGATACACTAGCAGACGGATATACCTTAACTTTGCCTCCAGTTACAGGTACAATAGGTCAGCTACTCAAAACAGATGGGCAAGGTAATCTAAGTTTTACTGATCCTGATATTTTTGGCGGTAATGTTATATACGTTTCCGAAGAACAAGGCGACGATGCTAACGATGGACAGAGTGCTCCAGTTAAAACAATTAAACGTGCTTGTAAATTAGCATCTGCTATTGTTTATAATGCAGACGGTACACTTTCTGGCACAAGGGTAAACGTAAAAGTTGCTGTTGGCGACTATACAGAAGACAACCCTGTTATTATTCCAGACAATGTTGTTGTAAAAGGCGACGGTTTGCGTGGATGTATTGTGCGTCCTGCGAATGCTAACTTGGACATGTTCCGTGTTCGTAACGCTTGTTACTTTGGTGAATTTACTTTCCGCGACGGTATTGATGCTAACGGAATTCCTGTTATTACTTGGGATTATGCAACAGTGTTTGATGATCCTTTTGCAACTGACGTTACCGACCGTGCAGAATATACAAACCTGCCAGACTCAAGACCAAGAATTTTTACATCTCCATATACACAAAACTGTTCGATTATTTCTTTCTTAGGTGGTAGTGGTGCTAAAATTGATGGTGCATTAGTTGAATCGCCTAACGTTCCTGATTTTCCAATTGAAGCAGAGAATCCAGCTATTGGTGCTGTACCTGAACAAGGTAAATCGATGGTTGCTAACGCATACACCATGCTTTCGTTTGGTGGTACAGGTTGGCGACTACTTAACGATGCTTATGCACAGATCGTTAGCTGTTTCCAAATTTTCCTACTCAACGGTGTTTATACACAATCAGGCGGATATTGCTCAATTACTAACTCTGCAACAAACTTTGGTTTGTATGCGCTACGTTCAAGTGGTTATTCACCTAAAGCATTTGAATTTGACCGTGCTAGTGTTACTGCTACAGGTCAAAGTGAAGGTAAACAAACACTTACAATTGTGGGTATTAATCGTGATACTCCTGTTGAAGAATTTGTTTTACGTTTTAGAGAACCTGGATATAGAACAGCATACGATACATTAATAGCTGAGAAAAATACTATTGCTGATGACACAGTAACTTGGATTCAAGCGCAAATAGCCGCTGCAACTCCTAGTATTTGGGCAGGATTTGATTACAATGTAGAAAAATGTAAACGTGATGTCAATCTTTTACTAAATGCAATAAGACAAGATGCTGTGTTTAACAGTAATTACAGAAGTGTAAGTGCGGGTTTACGCTACTATAATGGTACATTTGATACATTACCAGATCAACGTGATCAACACGTTGAAGCATTTACATATGCTAAAAGTATTACTGATGATTATCTTGGAGATAGTACATTTATAGCTCGTGTAAATGCCCTATGGGACGAAATTATAGATATTGTACAAAACGGCGAAGGTGCTGCTGATGCATACAGTTTCCCAACACCAACAGGCGGATCAAATAATGCTAGTGACGCAGGTTACGCAAATGCAGTACAACAATTAATTGCAAACAAAGCATTTGTCCAAGATGAAGTTACTGCTTGGATAGCTGATCAAGTTTCGGCAGGCACTTCACCATTTGCAACTAATTTTGCTTACAATTCTGCGAAATGTCAAGAAGATATTGGATTGATTATCGACGCCTTGATTTATGACTTAACATATGGCGGAAACTTACAAACATATGACGCTGCATTGGCGTACTTTGTCGGTACAGTAGCACAATATGGTTCTGGTAAAAAAGAAGAAACTATTGCTGCTTATGGCAGACTCAAAACAGTAATTGGCGAAGTTATACTAGAAACTGCTGTTACAACTTCAAGTGGTACAACAGAAGTGCAAGACACAAGTGGCACTGCTGGTTCTTCAGCTGCTGCAACAAAAGCAGAATCTCTAGTGCAAGAAATTATAGATTATATTGATGCAGATGGCGATGCAACAATAAGTGAACTTGAACAAGATTATCCAGATATTTCTTGGACAACACAAAGTTTACAGGATAATTATAACTTACTTGATTACACAACAAGAATTAATATTGCTCAAAATGTAAACGAATACATAGAAGAACAAATTGCACCAGCTATCTGGTACAACTTTACATACGACATTGAAAAATGTCGTAGAGATACAAGACTAATTGTTGAAGCTGTTGCACAAGATACTTGGGATACTGGTAATAGATACACACGTGCCGCAGGCTTGTCTTACTATACTAACAACTTAGCAGATAGTACTAGAAGTCAAATTAGTGGACAAGAACGTCAAACTATTGCTGCTGTTGAAAAAGCAAGTGAGTTAGCAAACACAGCAATAAGTGGACTAACAGGTGTTACACTAGCAATCGAAGACTTTGTAGATTCAAGATTTGAAATTGTAAAAGAAGCAATTAGAGATCCTGGCGATATTCCGTCATACACTGAGGTTAGTTCAGAAGGTGATGTAACAAACTCATATAAACCAGCACCAACTGAGCAAACTTTTGATGCAAGTGCAGATGTTAATGCTGGCACAAGTATCTTTACAATCACAGGACATGGATACACAAATGGACAAAAAGTTATATACGATCCAGACGGAAACACACCAATTGGCGGTTTAGATCCAGAACAAACATACTACATCAAACTAATCGATGAGAATGAATTTACTTTAGCATTTGATGATAGTTTGGAATTCGATGTTGTATTGTTTACCGGCTTTAATAATAGCGGAACGCATAAATTCTTATCAAATATTATAGAGTTTTTTGTAGAAGAAATTTTAAGCAGTCATACAACTTATCAACAGTTAATACTTGAATCAGGGTCTGAAAGTTACGAATTTGTTCCAGGTAGACAGATTACAGGTACAACAGGAGTAAACAATAATGCTGCTATTGTACACAGTTGGACACCTATAGAAAGAAAACTTATTGTTAGTGTAGAACAAGTTACAGTTGGATCAAGCACGTTACGTATTCAATTTGATGCAACTAGTACAATTACCAGCGATCATGCTGGTTCACCTAACACAAGTATTGGTGTAAACGAAGTTAGTGCAGTTAGAGATTTAGGTACTGCTACATTTACCGTTACTGCTACAGACGGTACAAGTAGTCTAACAAACCTAAGTAACTTACCAGAAAAATCAGTATGGTTCCACCGACCATCGGTTGTTAACTCATCTGCACACACTTGGGAATATGCAGGTTCTGGTACAGACTATAATGCACTTCCACAAAACGGTGGTAACACAAGAGAAGAATATGAACAGTTTGAAGAATTACCAGGTCGTTGCTACTCATCAGGTACAAACGAACTTGGTGACTTTAAGGTTGGTGACTTTATTACAGCGTTCAACAGAACTGGTAACATTACATTTAGAAACAAAGTGCAGGTGGACGAACTTGACGCATTGAGACTGAGCTTGTCAGATGTTGCTATTGAAGAAATTTCAACCAGTGTTAACTTGGGTGACGATGAAATCGGCGGTCCTAGTGATGCTAGACTTTCTACACAGTTAGCAGTAAGAAGTTTTATTAGTAACAGGCTAGGTGGCTTTGTTGACAAAACTGTGTCTACTGCGGCTGTTCCGGGTGCTATTGTTCAGTTGAACACAAACGGTCAGTTGAATGCAGACTTGATTCCTGCTACACGTCAGTTTACAAACACAAACACAAATGGTTATCTGTCTAGACTAGAACAAGTAGATAATATTCCAGCAGCTGATCTAAAAGCTGGTGACATTGCTACTGAAAACTATCAGCAAGTTGAACTTACACTTAGTGGTAATATAACAGCCAACGACGGCGATGTGATTACCCAA